ATGTATCGGTATATATAACTTTGTAGAAGGCACTAATGATGGCGTTAACACTCTCTTTACTATTGAGCAAAGCTTAGCACAGCAAATGCACTTTGCATACTCTCTAGGAAGTAAAGCGTTCGATGTTATTACTTGGCACGTTCTTAAAGACTGGTTAAAAACTCGCGAAAAATTATTCGCAATGAAACAGTATGTACGTTTTGACCCTCGTACTCAAGTTCTAAGAATTACCCCAGATCCAAAAATTAACAATGACGGCCGTTATTATGCCGCTGTAGGTCTTTATCTAGAACGTCCTATAAAAGACTTAGTGAAAGAACGCTGGGTAATGGAGTATGCTAAAGCTCTTATAAAAATTTCTATAGCAAATACTCGCGGTAAGTATCAAGGCACCCAGCTATTTGGTAGCGGTAGTTTGCAGTATTCAGAATTAATGTCCCAAGGTAGACAGGAAAAAGCAGACCTAGAAAAAGAATTAATGACCGGAGTATCGGAATCTCAAGAACCTCCGATGTTTTTCTTAGGTTAATTAAGTACCTGGTAAAGCGCTACCAGTTGATGATGGTACCGGGGTAGGAGCGGCTCCTCCTGGAGCTCCAGGCACTTCACCTGGCCCACCACCCTCAGGTGCTTCTGGAGCGCCACCACCCGGGCCTGGGCCAAAGCTTGGTGGTCCACCGATTCCTGGTATCCCCGGGCCGCCGCCCGGCGCGCCTGGCATGCCTGCTGCTGCTGATCCAGTAGTAAGAGCTTCTTTCCAATTCGAGCCAAGAGAAGTAATTTGTTGTATTTCCCAGGCGAGAGCGGCGTCTTTTTTGAGCCATTCTCTATTAACTTTAAGCTCTTCATCCGTCCAATTAAGATATTTTTTAATTGCGTATGTCTTAGATAGATTGTCTGCGCTTTGTAAGAGATTTTGTACGTTTTTGGTTTTGATTTCTAATAACTGTTGCTCTCTTACTGCCGCAAAATGGGAAGGTACATTAAAGTAAATATTAATGTCGCTTTCCTTAAGTTTATATTCTTCCCACAACCCTTTAAGCTTAAGGTGTGTTACAAAGGTGTCTTTGATAGTAGAAGCTAAGTGCCGTTGAAAACGGCCTATTAATTTAGCAAACTTAAGCTCTTCTCTTAATATTTCTGCACCATCTTTAAAACCTGTAGTAGGATCTAATCTACTTGTGGGTACTCTTAATGCCTTGTATAACTTGTTTACAAAATAATTTAAGTCTTCTAGTTTACCTAAATTTTCTCCACCGCGTAATACATCTACTTTGGTACCATCTTGACCATTACGCTTTGCGAACCAATAGCTATCTAACATGCTCTGCGGGTCGTATATATTAACAGACTTACCTTGAGAACTGTCATATGTTCTCTTAGACCAGTAATTCTGCATCAATCTCTTAAGATACGCCTCTGCTTTTGCAGCAGGCATATTACCTACATCAACATAAAATGCTAAACGTTCTGGCGCTCTAACTAAACGATAAACTACTATACTATCTTCAATTAAAGAAAGCTGTTTATATGCACGCCGAGCTACCTCTATATAAGGCAATCTAATCGTTTTATTTTCATTCCACATATGAGAATGAAAATAAGTTACTTGGTGTCTATCTAAAGGTATAAGTTCAAGTTCGTCTTTCATAGGCCCGCCTGCCGGGCCACGATTAGCGCCTCTGTTTTCATTGTTGCGTTCATCTTTGGATACTGGCTTACGTAGCAAGTATCCTTTTATAATCATATTTTGTACATTATCAAAAATAGGGTTAATATGCTCTGTCGGTATTTGTACTAAGCCTATTATACCCGCTTCTTTTTTGTTTTCATTAATAACATTTTCAAAATAAATCTCTGCATCAATAAGTAGAGCTCTACAATACTCCCAACCTTTGTTTTCAAGATTGATAAGCTCCATGATATGGCTAAAATTTTTGTTTAGCTCTTTTTTTATCACTTCATCGTATTTTTCAGCTATATCTAAATTTACGTAATTACCTCTATCGTTTTTTACTAACATTTCATCGCAGATTTCGTCAAGAGCGTGACTGATTTCAGCATATGACGCCATTATACGATAATCTGCAAGTCTTTTAACCTTATCAGTATCTATTAAGGCATAAAGAAAATCATGATAGCCTTTATCTATTATTACCCCTTGCAGGTTTGAAACTGGATTGTTAGGGTCTTGTACTACCGAAACAGACTGCCGAAGCATTCTTTCTTGCGCTGATGCACCGACTTTATAAAAAGTTTGAAATTTAGGATTAATTTCCTGTATGTTGTCTATTACAGTCGCGTTACCTGTGTAAGGCAATTTGGATACAAAGCTATTAAAAGCTCGCGAAAAGTAATTATTATTCTGTTCAGCCATTTAGATATATTTACAGTTAAAACATATATTATATACAGTTTTTACTCAAGTACCACTTATATCGCAGAAACACTACCATAACCTGCCTCGTTAAATATAAAAAATACTAATTTACTTGATATTAACGGCGCCGGATATGTAGCAGTAATTTTATTATTAGATTCTATCGCATAATCCGATATCGGATAGACATTGTATAGAGTAGGGTATTGAGCTGAAAGAGATGCAATATTAGCAAACGTAGAAACAGTCACAGTGTTTGTAAAAGTACCTGAAACCCCACTCACATAAACTGAAGTGGTATAGTCAAACATGTCCCCAAAAATATCTACTTTATAAGGCCGGCCAGCAGATACAGATTGGTAAAACACTACGGCTGCAGGCTGGGGCTTAGCAGAAACTGTAAAGGTTTCCGTATAATCTGTACCACTTAAAGCGGCTTGTATTTTAGCCAGCGCAGCCGCGCTACTTGCGTTGCCTGGTACTTCATTGACATTATAAAAATTATTATCTATTTTAAATATTCTTCCTACGCTATCTGCATCTTTTTTAAATAACCAGCCTTTTATAGTGAAAGAAGTATCACAAGCTACCCGAGCAGGCTGATTACTATTTAAATCAGTGGGATAATTCATGTTTAATTGCCCAGACCACAAAACTTCAGTTCTTATTTCTCTTTCAGATAAACCATCCCTGGTCCAAGATATAATAAAATATGGATCACTGTAAGGTACAAAATTACTTAAAATTTGATCCATGTCAGTCTGGAACCGAGTTAATATACTAATATTGATTCCTATATTAATCGGTACAGGTTGCAAGACATGTTTATTTTTTACAGTATTATCAGGGTCAGTATAATAAAACCCTTCCGTTTTATTAAAAACTCTATTGTTGTCTCTGCTTATTGAATTGATACTAAAAGCTACTACTGGCAGAGTTATATGTTGAGCCTTATCTACTAGATCAAATAATACCCGTTGTTTCGGGGAATAAACATAACGTACTCCTACATTACTACCTGCATTACGATTAGCATCGTAACGCTTGACAATAGCTCCATCAAACGCTTGTAAAAATTGCGTTAATAAATCCTTTACCTCCCAATGATAGGTGTACAGTTGCACGTAATATACTTATACAAGGCGTTCCAAAAAGTGCTTAGGAAGAATATCCCTGTTTTCAATTATAACCTTCCCAGACAAACCATCTAAAATATAGGTTACGCTTTCGTCTTCTTTAGTGCGTGTACACCGACCTGCTGCTTGAATAAGCGAAATAAACATCTTCATCTTATACCAATCCGGATCTTTTTCAAAAAGCATTTTTACCCGTTTACTTGCAAGAGAAGGGAACGGTAATTTTACTATAATTTGCCATTTTCCGGTGTTACCTTTAAGGTCTAGTCCCATAGTTAAAGAAGGACTCACTAAAACAGTATCATCAGTACGTAAGAAATGTTCTTTAATTATAGTTTCGTTATTAGTACCCTCTTCTCTATACAAAAATCGCTTAGAGTTTAGTCTGTTTTGTACTGCTTGAGTAATAGCAAACGAATGAGTATGAATAATACCCTTTTCTCCTTTATGATTATCCGCAATCTGCTCAATTAGATCGATAATTTTAGGTAAATTTGTGTTAAGTGTTTTATAGCTTAAAGGAAATTTATTATGACAATAGATAGGGCTTTTTTTAGCATCAAAAGTTGAAGGTATTTCTATGTATTTGTACTTTTGTATACCTAGATTTTTAGCAAAAATGTCCTTATCTACTATTGTAGCACTCATTAATATTACAACATCTGCAAAATCAAACAAGCAGGTGCTGAGTTTATCAATTTTAAATGGCGTTATTGAAACCTTTTCGGCATCTTTTTCAACAATATACTGTGCGTCTTCCCAGTGATTAAGCGTGTGCGCCACTGACTCAGCTAGATCTCGGCGCTGCTGTTGCTTTGTAAGTTCAATTTTATTTTTTTCAAAGCGAGAACGCCCGTTAAACGATTCTGTCACCTCTTGTATTGCTGAATGCACATCTCTCAGCCAGCCTACGACCTTTGTTGGTTCTTCGCTTTTTAATTTTTCTATTTCAACCCCTAAAAATACAAGCTGTTTATAGTTTACTGTAACAGAATAGTTTTTTACTATTTCATCTTCTAGCTCTGAACATTCATCACACACAATAATTTGCCGCTTTTTAACGTGATCCGGGAGACTAAAAAAAGAAGCATAATTTAACACAGAAAAACGATTGACAAGCGCCTCATTACGAGCTTCATAATATGGACAAATACAGTCTGCCCAGCATTTTTTCTTTAAATTTGACGAAATCACGCATGGTGCTAGGTCTACTGTAAAATTTTCATCGATTTCACACTGATAATTATTTTTTCCTTTAAAAACTATACTTTCGCTAAAAAGGTCTTTATATTGATTTTGCAGAGCCTTAGTTGTGGTCAAGGCAAACATACCGTGAGGTTTAAATTTATTAAAAGCCCCTACAAAATCATCGCTATACGCATGATACCCTTCCACTAATCTACTATATTCGGCATCTGCTTGGGAAGTTACATTAGCAAGTGTTTTGCTGAAAAACGATTTTCCGGAACCTGTAGGGGCTTGTACGATTATATATTTTTCTCCAGAATTTATAGCTTCCCAGATCTGCTGTAACCCGGTTACTTGCTGTTCTCTGGGTGTAAATTCCTCTGGAAAATACGTTAAAATGGGTTTGTCTATTTTCATTAAGAGCAATAGACAATTGTAACACAAAAACCAAATTTTACAACGATTTTAAGTGTAAAATTGTGTCATAAAATTTGCTATTTTTAACTTTATTGACACTTTTTAACGCTATAAGCAGTTCAAAGTCTTTTTCTGACAAAGATTCAAGGGTATAATCAAATAAGACTGTAGTTTCAGTGGTTTTAACTGAAAAAGGGTATGGTATTTCAAATGTTTCTTTCTTTTTTTCAGTAATTACTGTAAAAGAAAGATAATTACTAGAAAGTTTATACAATAAAAGCTTACCTTTTTTATAATTTTTATGTTTAAAGGCAAAAATTACATCTTTTTGTAAAAAAGGCTTGAGTGCTGTGTCTATTTTATCCATTATACTCCCATGAATTGCTGTTTATCACTAGCTGACATCTTGGAAAGTACATTATTAAAATAATTCCAGAAGTCTTCCGGTGGTGTAGTTTTAATTACGCTTATTACGTCTACACTTTCTGAAGGAATTAAGCGATAACCTTGCATAAAAATATCCCAGGTCATTACTAGACCTTTTTTGCTAGGGTCAAACTTTAAACTACCCGGGGCTTGATGCCAGTTCAAGGCTATTTTACCTTGCGGACTCATGAGCAAGTTAGTATCATTAGTGCATAGCATTCTTCTTTGAGTGCTATTAGCAAGAGGGCGGCGTCTGTTGAATTTGAGTTCAACAGCGTTTGAATTAAGTAATTCAATTAAGCCACCCTGAGATAATCTCATTTAGTTTCTTGTTCTGCCACACCAAAAATACGGTCTTCATTTAAAAAGACGATGTGTTTAAGATTATTTATATTACTAGCTCTTAGCCCAAATGTGCTCGGAAATATTACATATTGACCAGGCTTTACACTAGTGGCTGGACCAGCTAGAATCACTTTTGCAACTCGCCAAGCCTGGTTCACTACGTTGATCGGTACCCAGATGTCTCCTCTTTTAATCATGGTACCGTCTTCATTAATATCAGCAAACTGACACATTAAAATATCATCTAAGACCTGTGTAAGTTTCCATCCGCCAAGATTTAAATCACTGGTAAGATAGTTTTCAATACGAACCAAACCTTTGACTTTATCAGTAGCGATATCTTCTGTGGTTTGGTCAACAAGATTTTTATCTTCTTTGCTTAAATTTTTGTATTTCTGTTTAAGTGCTTCGTTTGTCATTGGTTTTTTGGTAAAATAATTTTGAGATTATTATCTCTTATATAACTAATTACCTCTCTTGAGGAGATTTCAAGATTATTTGCTATTTTTTGTATGTATTCTTTTTCTTTTACTTCTGCTTCTTTTTTGGATTTTTTTATATAGTCTATCTTTTTATATGAACATTTA